CCGTATTCAAAAGTTTCACGAGTGGAAAAAGCGGTACTTTGACATGTACCTGCTTGACAACCAAATGCAACTAGACACCTGCCTTGAGGATCCAGAGTACACCAAGTGGTTAGATCCTGACCCTGAGGTAGGTGCCTATCGTAAATACAACTGAGGTTATTATGAGCGTCAAATCACAAGTCCAAGCTGCTGAAGAAGCACTGCGTCAAGCACTGATTAACGCTCTTGCTGAGGGCGATGAAGAACACCTGTCTGAACTGTTCACACAGTATCAAGCAGTAGGTGATCTGAATAGAAAAGTTCAGGACAAAATTAGTTTTGATCCTAACTATAGTTTTAATCTGTCATCTGAATATCTAGATAGTAGTATTACTATTGGCAATAGTAAAATTGGTGGTGACTTAGATGCACTAGATGACATTACCTTTGCTGCAGGACCAGTTAATGTTAAAGGTGCTTTTGGAAACGATGTAATCTCCTTTGGTGATTACAAGAGTCAGGAGTATCGTCCAGACTAGTCTCGGAATGACTATAAAAGTGCCCTGGTCGGGATGGGTTTCACGACCCCTCGGGTTTCCAGTTTTTCCTTAAGAACTGGTGGTGCGGATGGGATACTCTCCCGCCTGGTTTCTTGTTTCCAGTCAAAGAACAAGTGGTGGATCCAAATGACCCCTTCCGTGTGGTTGGTTCTTGTTTACAACTAAAACAAACAAGTGGCGTGCATGTGTCCATGGGGATTGACCTCCCCATTTTCTGCGGGTGTAGTTCAGTGGTAGAACGCTATCCTTCCAAGTTAGATGTCGTCGGTTCGAGTCCGATCTCCCGCTTTAATAAATACTTTTAGCTTAGTGTAACTGTCTTCAGGACTAGAAGTATGTCAAAAATTCTTGCGAATCAAATCGCCAACTATGGAGATGATTCTCCTATTGAAGTAAAAGAAGGTTTAAACATTCCTGCAGGCAAACCTTTACAAGCAGCAGGTAGTTCTGGCACTTCTGGTCAGGTACTAAGCGCCACTGGAACTAGCGTTCAGTGGGTCACGCCATTCGATGGGAGTTATAATAGTCTTACTAATCGACCAACAATTCCTGCAGCACAAGTTCCAGCAGACTGGAATGCTACTGGTGGAAGTGTTGCTGCTATTTTAAACAAACCAGTTGTACCTGCTCAACCGAGTGTTTCTGTAGAGACACCATCGGCAAATGGTAATTTAACATACAATCAAGCAAGTGGATTGTTTACATTCACTCCACCAGATCTGAGTTCTTATCTTACATCTCTTGGAGATGCTGCAGGTGTTACTAATGCTAAGATTGTTAATTGGGATACTGCATACGGATGGGGAAATCATGCTGGTGTAGGTTATTTAACAACATACACAGAGACAGATACTCTTGATACTGTAACTGGTAGAGGTGGCACTACAGCAAATACAATTCAGGTTGGACGAATTGATATTGGCACTGGATCTCAAAGTATTCTTCCTAGTGGATCAAATGATGTAGAATTCCGAAATACATTTACTGGAGGTGCAATCAAATTACGTGCTGCTGGTAATGTAGAGATCTCAAGTTATCAAGGTTCTACGTTATTAAGGACAAACACTGGTGCTGTAACTACAGGTGGACTTTCGTTATACTATGCTACTGGTCTCACTACAGAAGTTGTAAGACTTACAACCACCTCAACTGGATTGACTCTTAATGGTAATGTTGAATTAGGTAGTGGAGATCTTACAACTACAGGTAAGTTATACTACTCTAATAACTTTGCTGATCTAACAGCACTTAATGCTGTTAATGCAGGAACATATCATGGTATGTTTGCTCATGTTCATGCTGAAGGACATGGATACTTTGCACATGCTGGTGGTTGGATCCAGATGCTTGACACTGGTTCTTCTCTTGGTGAACTTGCAGATGTAAACCTTGCGACTGCACCCCAGACAGGACAAGTTCTAAAGTATGATGGTTCTAACTGGGTTGCTGCTGCTGATGGTACAGGCGGTGGAGGTATTGCACTAACAGATCTTTCTGTTACCACTGCCGCTGCTGGAACTGCAGCACTCTCTTATAACAACGTTAGTGGTGTATTTACTTACACACCACCTGATCTTTCTGGATATATTACGGCAGAAACAGACCCTGTATTCAGTGCTCACGTATCGTCTGGTATTCTTCAAACAAATATCAACAACTGGAATGCAGCATATGGTTGGGGTGATCACTCAACTGCTGGATATGCAACAACAACTGCACTCAATACAGCAGTAGCAAACTCTGCTAACTGGGATACTGCATATGGTTGGGGTGACCATGCTCAGGCAGGATATCTGTCAAGTTATTCTGAAGGATCTACTTTACAGGATGTAACTTCTAGAGGTGCTACTAGTAATGTCTCAATTACTTTAAGCAATATCTTATATGTAAACAGTCAAATCCATGTTAATAGTTCACTGAGGTTTGACCATCAGGGTGGTCAATCTACTTTTGGAAATGTTGCTGGTGCTGGTGGAGTTACTGTTCGTTGTGGTCAAGCAAGACAAATTGATTTTACTAATGAAAGTGGTGGAGTTGTTTTTGCTTCTCTTTCTGATTCTGGTGGATTAACTGCTGGTGGTCTAACCTACCCAACTACTAATGGTACTAGTGGACAGGTCTTGACCAGTGACGGTGCAGGAAATGTATCCTGGCAAGATTCTACTGGTGGAGGTGGAGCTAACGTAACTATTTCTGACACTGCTCCTGGTTCTCCTACTGCTGGTGATCTTTGGTGGGAGTCTGATAAGGGACGCTTAAAGATTTATTATAATGATACTGATAGTTTCCAGTGGGTTGATGCATCACCACCACTCCAAGCTCCAAACTCACCGCTATATGTTGGCATGGTTCAACTTTGGAATTTTGGTGCTGGTATTACCTGGCATAGTTCTGGCGGCGCATCTGATGGTTTAACAGCAACAATCCGATCTGCTGATGGTGGTGGAGGATTCCAGAATGCTTATGTCAGATTGACTTTCCCTACATCATTCACTTCTTCTGAACATTATGCAGTACAAATGACAGTAACTGATCCTAGTACGGACGGACATATCTACGCACCTTCTATTCGTAAGCATTTAGATCGCATCGATTTCTACGTATATAATTTGACATCATCTGCAGTAGCAACAGACTGGTATGCTTCCATCGCGGTCTACCCACTCTAAATAATAACGGAAGGAGCATCTTAAGAAATGGCAATTAATTTTCCCTCAACAGCAGGGCAGGCAACTGATGGAACATTCACATATGTGGTAGCAGGTATTACCTACTCATGGAATGGTGAGAGTTGGACTGCTGCAGGTGGAGGTGCTACTGCTACTGATAGAACTGTCTTCAGTGCTACTACTGGTGCTGCTTCTGGTGGTGGTTCGTTGGCATACAATTCTAACAACGGTGTCTTTACACTCACGCCACCAGATCTGTCATCGTATCTGACATCAACAGGTGTTCTTAATACACACACTGATGTTAATCATGGAACTCCTAATAATGGTGACTTCCTAGCTTGGAACCAGTCAAATCTTAAATGGGAAAACTTTGGTCAAGGTACTGGTGGTGGATTGGATGCTGATCTTTTAGATGGTCAGCATGGTACATACTATACTAATGCTACTAATTTAAATGCGGGCACAGTAGATCCAGCTAGATTGTCTGGTACATACAATATTTCTGTTGATGGTGCTGCAGGATCTCTTGCTAACCTAGCAAATGTTGGTGATGTTTCTAATAGCGTTCCCGTATCTGGAATGATTTTGAGATGGAATGGATCTGCTTGGTATGGTGCTAATTCTCCTGGGAGAAGATTTACTTTATCTACTACTGCTGCTGGTTTAAATCCTAATTCATATACATTAGTGTCTATTGGAGCTCCTGCAACGTTCGCTCTTCTTAGTATCCAAACATCTCACGCTGCTTGGGTGACCTTGTATACAGATACAACTAGCAGAAGTAATGATCTTGCTAGAGGAGAGACTAGTGATCCTCTTCCTGGTTCTGGTGTGTTAGCAGAAGTTATTACTACTAGTGCTACTACTCAAAAAATTACTCCTGGAACAATTTGTTTTAGTGAGTCAGGATCTAATCAATCATATCTTAAGATCTATAATAAAACTGGATCTCAAGTCAACTTACAAGTAACACTAACCGTAGTCCCTCTACAGGAATGATATGTCGGAAAAAATTCATGTCGTTACACTCTATAGTCATGATGATCTAGAGGCATTTTATGCTGAGATGGATGCCGCTGGATATACTCTAGAACTAAAACGTCCTACAAGTAGAAACACTCACTATTGGATGACCGAAGAGCAAGCAGAATCTCTTCGTGATGATCCTAGAGTTTGGGATGTTCAATTAACTCCTGAAGAAATGGGTATGACACCACAACCTTGTGGTTATTATCATGAGAATACACCATACACTATTGATGGAACCTTTACTAAGAACGAGTCTACTTTTCCAGCAGATAGATTACAGTGGGGACATATTCACTGCGCTGGTGATCAGACACAGAGAGGAAAAACAACGTTTGGATTAAATGGTAACAGCACTGCAACAGATAGTGTTGAAATTTTTAATGATGGTAAGCATGTTGATGTTGTTATTTGCGATGACCCTGTATCATATGATTGTGAAGAATGGCATAGTCCATCAACGAACCTGAATAGATTTGTACAGTATCAGTGGTTTAACGAACTCAATACTATTGTTAATGGTATTGACAACGATAATCAAGTAGAACCTACTGGCGATATTACATACTACGATAATCTTAGTAACCCAGAATATCATGGTGTACACGTTGCAGGAACTGCATGTGGTCAGCACTATGGTTGGGCAAGAGAAGCAAACATTTATGGATTGCAGATTCTAGGAACCATGCCTAGTGGTCAGAATCTACCAGCACTGTTACTGTTTGATTATCTCAGAGCATTTCATAATAACAAACCTATTAATCCTGTAACGGGATTTAGAAATCCTACAATCGCTAATCATAGTTGGGGGTATGGATTTAATATTAATGATATTCTAGAAATTACTAGCATCCAACCATCAAACATTTCATATATTGTGTATGAAGGTGTTACATATGATGCTAATAATCCTGGACCATCTGGATGGACTACATCAGGTATCCTTACAGACTTTGGTATTAGATCTAATCAGATGAGAATACCATCTAACAATACTGCGGTTGCTGCTGATGCTGAAGATGCAATCAAAGATGGTGTTGTAATTATTGCAGCAGCTGGTAATGAAAACTATCAAGCAGTCGAACCTGGCAATAGTTTATACGATGCTCGTGTGAGATTTAATGGACTTGGTTATGATATCTATTATCATAGAGGTATGTCTCCTGGTTCTGCTCAAGGTGCAATTAGAGTTGGTGCTATGAGTAGATTTGATGACTTTAGAAGAGCAAGTTTTACCAATTATGGTGAGCAAATTACCGTGTTTGCTCCTGGAGAATATATTGCATCTTCATTTAATGCTACTGGATCTACTGACACAAAATATAATCAAGGATCTGGAAACTATTATGCTAGATTAAATGGAACTAGCATGGCATCTCCACAGGTAGCAGGTGTAGCTGCACTAGTTGCTAGTGGTAAAGAAAGATTTACTAACGAAGACTTTAAATTTTATTTGCAACAGACATCTCATGAAGGTGAGATGGATTGGGATAAAGATGGGGGAGGATATAGTGATTACTCTTGTAGGAGAGGTAGTCCTAATCTTGTTCTACATGCAACACCTCTTAGAAAAACATCTGGATACCTAATGCCTCAGGTTGGGGGTAGAACTACAGGACAAACATATCCTAGACCTAAATTCTACGCTAGTAATACACACACTTATCAACAACAAAATATTACAAACGGAACTTACACATTTGCTACAAAGACTTGGACTCAAGCAACAAATTATAATTACACAGCAGCAATTCAGTTACCTGCTAACCCCTTGCCACAGGGATCACCAGTAGCTATCTTGCTTCATGGAAATGGGGGAACTGGTGCTGGTATGATTTCAAGTCTTGCTGGAGATTTAAACAATCATCTTTTAGTTGCTCCTAATGGATATGGAAATGCTTGGAATATTATTACAGAGAGTGATGCTCCAGATTATGATGCTTTAGTTGAATTGATTGCTTGGTTAGATCAGTGGGGAAATGTAGACACCAGTGATATATCTGTTGTTGGATACTCTAATGGTGCTGCCATGGCGTTAAGACTTGGATTAGAGTATCAAGGCAGTGCATTAAAATATGTTTGTGCTGCAACATCACAACTTCATACTGAACAATTCCGAGGATCAACTTGGTACAGACCAGCAGATCATGAACTTACTGATTCTAATCAACCAAACCTTGGATATACTCAATCATATATTCCTTACGGTGACGTAACTTCAACAGCTGGACCTGCAATTAGACCCAGATACATTATGCAATTGAGTGGTTTGAATGATTTTACTGTTCCTTTTAATGGCGGTGGTGGTCCTGGTGGTGCTACATTTATGTCAGCTGAAGGTAGTGCTTATAGTCTTGCATTAGCTCAAGGTCATACAGGAAATCAAGTAACGTGGGATTCTACTGGTCAGCATCTAACAGGATATGAAGATCTCAAGCATGTCAGATATGAAACAGGTGGAATTAAAGGAGACGCTAATGTTACTTTTATTACCGATCAATCTGCACAGCATACAGTAACTGCGGGAATGAAAGTAGCAATTAAATCTTTCATAGAGAATGGAGGATTTGTTTCTGTATCTGTTGGTACTACGTTAACATTCACTGTTGGTAATAGTGGAGCATCACATTACGTATTCAGTGGTAACGATAGAACTACTGGACATACAAATGCTCTTGATCCTACGATCAATTGTAATGCACAAGATATTCTTGTATTTAATGTGAATGCATCAGGGCATCCATTCTACATTAAGACAAATGCTAGCACTGGAACAGGCAATCAAGTTACTACTGGAACGATTACTGGAAACGGTGCAGCAGTTGGCACCGTAACTTGGGATACTACTGGAGTTACACCAGGAACATACTATTACATTTGTCAGTACCACGGAGGTATGGTAGGACAGATCGTTGTTTCGTGAGGCATAAATAAACACGAGCACTAGTATCTATTGGAAAGTTAAATGACTGACCGCTTCCCGTTAATTGTTAATGCTGTTTCTTTGAAGATCGAAGAAATTGTAGCAGGAGATAATCTAGAACTCACTGGTAACGGTATTGTTATCGGTGGTGACTATGGAGCAGGAAAATATTTAACTAGTGATGGTACTTCTGTTTCGTGGGGATCTCCTGGTGATGTATACTTAACACAAACACAGACATTAACGAACAAAACTCTAGAGAGTTCCGTTATCTCTGGATCAATTAATACATTAACTAATATTCCAAACAGTGCTTTAGTAAACTCAACAATTAATATTAATGGAGCTGCTGTTGCTCTGGGCGGAATAGTTACTACACCAAATGATAATACAACGTACTCAATTTCTGCAGTAGACGGTGGAGTAGCTACTCAGAAAATTATTAGACTCACTGATAGTGGTGGAGCAAATGATGATGTTACAATTGCAGTAGGAACTCCTGGATCTATTCCAGCAGGATCAAATGCATTATCATTAGCAGTTGACAGAACGGGTGATATTATTACCCTGTCTGGAACAGTAGTTGATAACAATACAGTTACCACTCTACAGTCTGCAGTTGGTGGTTCTCCTGTATCTGGTGCGATTACTATTGAAGCAGGAAACTTCACTACTGTTACACAGAATGGCAACGTAATCACTGTAACAGGACAAGATACTGATACAGTCACTAGATTGAGAGCAACATCTGGACAAACATTTGCTGACGGTGACTTCACATTCCTTGCTGGTGGTGCTTCTACTGTATCGCAAGGTGTAGATGGTAATGGTGATCCAACTATTACATATACTTCTACTGATACAGTAACCAGAATTCGTGGTGGTACTACAGGAACGTTCACTCCTGCTACCACTGCTGGTGCTGATATTACTTTTGTTGGTGGAGGTTTAGGTAACACCACAGTATCTCAGGTTGGTAATACTATCAGTATTGATAGTTTGAATGATGATACTATTACTAGAATTGCAACTGGTCTTGCTAATCCAGTATCGGCAGGGGACTTTAGATTTGTACAATCTGGTGCTACTTCGATCAGTCAATCGACTACTGGTGGAGTAACTACAATTACAATTAGTTCTGCTAACACTGATACTGGTGCTACTCTTGCAGCAGGCGGTGGTTTGCTTTTGGATACTGTTACTGATCCAGCAAATCCAACATTTAAATTAAAAAACGTTGCAAACTTTGTTGGTAACACAGTTCTCAAATGGGACTCTGGCAACAGTCAACTAGCAAATAGTATTATTCAGGATGATGGTTCTACTATTACTATTGGTGGAGACTTGGTTGTTGAGGGAACCCAGACTACTCTGAACACAACCACTCTAGTAGTAGAAGATAATATTATTGAACTAAGAAAAGGAACTAGTATTACTGCAGCGGATGGTGGTATTCAAGTTAACTTAACAACTGATGCTAACGATAATGTTGTAAGTTACAGACAACTACAGTGGTATAATGCTGGTGGATATTGGAGAGCATGGGATGGTTCGGTTGAGAAGAGATTTGTAACAGAAACTGAGACACAAGTTCTTACAAATAAAACTCTTACTGCACCAACATTAACTAGTCCTATTATTGGTGCTGCTCAAGCAACTAGTATTAATGGTCTTGCAATTACAACAACTGCAGCTGCTACTCTAGATATTGCATCGTCTAAGACACTAGATGTTAACAGAGATCTTGTACTTACGTCTGACAATAACTTAGCATCGATCACGGTTAACTTCAGACAGGGTGGTAACGTAGCGTATACTTCTGATACTCTTGCTACGTTTGCATCTACAACATCTACTCAGTTGAGAGGTTTGATTACTGATACTACTGGTCTTGATCGTCTAGTATTCCAGACTAACCCAACAATTCTGACTGGCATTACTACTACTTCTACTGGATTTACTCTCCTCAATTCTGGTGCTACTGCAATCACAGCGTTTGGTGCAGCATCTGCTATCAATATGGGTGCTGTAGGTGGTACATTTACTATCAATCAGAACCTAGTTGTTAACGAAGACCTTACTGTTGGTCAAAGTATTTCTGACACTATCACTATTAATGGTATCCTTGACTCTGCTAATGCAGATATTGTAATTCGTGGTGGTGCTAGTAATCCCATGCGAGTTGGTCGTGGTATTGGTGGAGTTAACACTAACACTGCCTTGGGTTGTAGAGCAATTAATGCAGTCTCTTCTGGATCTCAGAACACAGCGATGGGATTTGAGGCACTGTTTGCAACTAATTCAGGTGCTGCTAACACTGCCATCGGCAACAGAGCACTAAGAGCAAATGGTGTTGGAAATAACAATATTGCAATCGGTCGTGATACTCTACTAACTAATCTTTCTGGAGAAAAGAACATCGCGATTGGTAACAACGCGATGGAAAGCATGAGCACGGGTAGTGCTAACGTTTGTATTGGTCACTATGCTGGTTACGGTATCACTGGTACTGGTAATGTTCTCATCGGTCCTTCTGATAATGAGAACTCAACTGATGCAACTTATGTACCACCTAATATTGGTGGAGACAGACAGTTAGTTATTGGTTCTGGAACAGAGGCATGGATTTTAGGTGACTCGAACTTTGACCTTACATTCAACAATAATGTTACTATTGGATCTAACCTTGTAGTATCAGGACAACTCACTGTTAATGGTACGATTACAAGTATTAACTCTAACATCGTTGAGGTAGATGACAAAGAGATTGAACTTGCATCTGTTGTTGCAACAACTTTCCAAGCACAGACAACTGACAACTCTGCTACTATCACTGGTGTAACACCTACTGCTGGTTTGATTCCTGGCATGGAAGTCAACTCCAGCACTGGTGGTATCAGTGTTCCTTCAGGAACAACTATTGCTGCTATTACTGGAAACAGTATTAATCTGTCGAACGTTGTAACTGGTAGTGGTACGGCAACCTTTACATCTCCTGGTGCCACAGACTTGACAGCAGATCAAGGTGGCATTCGTGTCAAGGGAACTACAGACAAGAGAATTTTCTACGATCATTCAAGAACTGATAAGTATTGGGTGATGACTGAGAACCTTGAACTGAACTTTGGTAAGAAGTTTGTTATTGGTAACCAGTTAATGCTTGATAGCACTACACTTGGTTCTACTATTGTCAATTCTTCTCTAACATCTGTTGGTACACTTACTAGTTTGAATGTTGATGGTGCTGTTTCTCTTGGTGGTGTAGTTACTGAGAAAACTTTCAACAACTTTGGCACTACACTTACACCATCTGCTAATGTTCTTACTATTAGTCTTGCTGCTGCTAATACTATTCTTGGCACACCATCTACAACAGCAATTAATGAGTGGGCATTTACTAATGTATCGCTAAGTAACGGTCAGTCGAAGACAGTAACTGTTATTCTAACTGCTAATACTGCCGCTACATATGGAGATGCATGTAGTGTTGATGGTAACTCAATTACTAATGGTGTTCAGTGGTCTGGTGGTTCTCCACCAACTGCTACATCAAACACTGATATTCTTACTTTTGTTATCGTCCGAGACGGTGCTGGTGTTACCCAAGTCTTTGGACAAGGCAACACAGACTTCAGCTGAGGATAGATAAATGCCAGTAGGTTTTAATAGTCCCGCCAGAAACCTTTTTCTTTTAGGTTCGTCTGGCACACAAGTTGTATCAAACTTTTTTGAGTCGATCAGTAAAGCATCGACTACCGATGGCGGATTTATTCCTGATGAAATAAGGTATATTGATAGTAGCAAAAAGTATGCTCTTGCAGGATCTGCACAAGATAGTAATACAAAAGAATTTGGATGGTTTGAAAGGCAAGATTATGATTTAGATACAGGTAATCTCACTACAGATTACTCTGTTAGAATTGAATCAACTGACTCAGCAAATACTTCTGATACATCTCTCCGTGCTATGGAGTTAGATAGTAACGAGAACTTAATTGTTGTTGGTAAAACTATTAATAAACCTTGGATTGCTAAGTATTCTAATGCTGGTGTACTTGATTGGCAGTCAACAACCAACTCTGCTGATGTAGAATATACTGGTATCACATCTGATAGTAGTGGAAATTACTATGCTTGTGGTAGCACACCAACCTCGGGATCAGCACAAGCATTTGTAGAGAAGTTTGATTCTAATGGTAACCCTGGATGGGGAAAGTCAGCATTCATGCTAGGTAGAGATGTTGTCCTAGAAAAAATCTCTGCAAATAGTGGAGGTCATGTAGTTGCTGTCGGATACCTAGAAGATGACAGTGCTGACAAAGGATACATCGTTAAGATTGATACTACTACTGGTGAAGTTCTATGGGACAGAACACTAGAGAGAAACATATCTGGATTTGGTGAGGGAAATCCTAGTGGTGGTGGTAGTGATGATATTGCACCAGCTGAGGTAAGATGTACTGCTTGCTATATTGATAGTCGAGATCAAATCTATGTTGTTGGTACTATTGATGGCAACTCTCCTGTAAATAATGGTGTAGGTGAGTTTCTTATCAAGTATAGTGCTGAAGGAAATATCATATGGCAGAGAGAAAGAGACACTAGACATTTTACTGCTTCAGATGGTTTCCCTAACACTATTCCATTCGATGTCAAATCTGATGGTGAGACAGAACAAACAGTTGTTTTAACTGTAGAAGATTTTGGTCCTTTTGCCCTCGACGATTCTGATATTTTTCTATCTAAGTATTCTAAGAATGGAGACCTAGTTTTTAGAAGAAGGATTAGTAAGGGTTCTCAAGCTGTTAATTTAGGTGCTGCTTGCCTAGATGCTGACCCATCTTTCTATTACATCATGTTCAGAGATCAGAAAGTTAATATTGGTGCAGGAGAACCAGACAGATATACTTTTGGTAAGGTTAGTACATCTGGTAATGGTTTTGGTGCTTTCCAATATGATGATGGTGAAGACATTATTAACTACACTGTTGTTTCTAATGCACAGAATAAGATTGGTAGATTGTCTGACGGATCTGTAACAAACAGTGTCAGTGATTTGATGACTTATCCTTTCACTGCTAACAATCTAGTCTTTGATGATCTCGCTACTCATGTTTCCAATAAGAGGAGACAGATGGATAGTGCTGATAGCTTTGAGTATAGTGGTAGTCCTGCTATCAGACCTGCTGACTTCCAAGAGTTGAACCTGTTAGGTGATGTCTATTCTGGTAGTGGTGATTGGTTAGATCAATCAGGTAAAGGTAATGATGGTGTAACATCATTCACAACTAGTGCTGTAGAACCATTCTCTGGTGCTGGTAGTGTTGAGTTTGATGGCGTTGGTGATTATTTAAGTTTGGCAAACAGTTCTAACTTTGCATTTGGAACTGGTGATTTTACTATTGAGATGTGGGTGTATCATACAGATCTAACAGGTCAACAAACATATTTTGGTGATACTTACGGTGCTACGGCAGGGATATACACATACAAAACAAGCACTAATGAACTTTCATTCTATGACGACAACCAGAGGTTAGTTAGCTCTACTAATGTCATTCAATTAAACACTTGGCATCATGTAGCATGGACGAAGACGAGTGGGGTGCTGAGACAATTTCTTGATGGAGTAAAAGTTGGTGAAGTTTCACATAATGCAAATTACACTACAACTGAATATTTTATTGGTGATACTGCTGGAACAAGTAGTGGAGAAATGTATGGGTATATGTCTAATGTTCGTGTGATCAAAGGAACATCACTCTACACATCAAACTTCACACCTCCTACCTCTGCTCTAACCAACACAGGTCAGACTGCTGGGGCACCTACCTACAGTGATTATGGATATGGTACTTTCCTCCGCGCAGCAGTAAATGCTTTTGATGGTAGTACATCGACAAGAGCAGAACCAGATGATAACAAAACAATATATTTTGACTTCTCACATGTAAATCCTACGGGAACTCTTCTCAACTTCAACGGCAATAGTAAACTACCAACTTATCTAGATCAGGGTGGTAATACTGCTATTGATGGACTACGCACTAATCCTATCTATCATGCATTTGATGGTAGCACCTCTACCTATTGTAATATGACATATTTGAACGGTCAGTTCAGTAGACTGACCTTTGAAAATCCTATCACTAATGTTACTAATATTACTATTGGATATGATGGAGAGGGAGACCCTGGATATAATGGTGGAAATCATCAGACCAGTATATCATTTAATGGTAGTAGACAAACAGTACAACTTTATAACGGAAGTGCGATAACTTTAACGGATCTTGATTTTATCTCACAACCTGGAAATGGTGTGTGTCGTCTTTATGATGTTACCGTTACAGTGGGTGGAACAGCAACAACACTCACGTTAGATGGTGGAGTTAGTGTAAGTAGTAGTCTTAGAACTTATCTTGCTAAAGCAGGAAGTCCTAGCGGCGAGCACTTCACTGTGAATACTCAACAGCTTGGTGGCAGTGTCCCAAGTAGTGGATGGTTGACTATCAACGGTGTTTCAAAATTAAAACAAATTGCTTTGTATCACCAGAGTGGTAGTTCTTCAGTAGAATTGTTTGCGGTAGAAGTTGATGGATCTATATTGGTTGATGGTTCTGGTGGTACTACAGGAACCATGCTTCTCACAGCACAGGGAGGTTCTATAACTGATGCTAGTGATAGTAACCTTAGCATTACAGTGAATGGAGATGCTGCAGCAGCAGTAGGTGGTACAAACACAGTCGCGCATAATGCTGGTGGATGGTTTGAGTTTGATGGAACAAATGATTACATCCAACTTGGTACTAATTCTGATCTAACATTTGCTGGTGATTTCTCATATGAAACTTGGTTGTGGACTGATGTTCAACCAGCATCAAATCATGTATGGTCTCTACCAAACGGACAGACATTCCAATTTACCACTTTGAATTCACAGCAGGAAGTAATATATTATTCTACTGAAACTGCCAATCAAAGTTTTGGACCACTAGCTAACAATACTTGGGGTCACTATGTAATTACCAAGTCTGGTAATACTATTACTGGATACTTAAATGGAGTACAGGCATGGACTAGCACTCCTGGTAGTAGCGTCACCCACGATTTCTCTGGAGTTTCTATTGGACGTAGAACTATTGGTTCCAATCCGTTTTATTGGGATGGTAGAATGGGAGAAATTCGTATCTATCCAAGAGCACTAACAGCAGCAGCAGTATTCCAAAACTACAACGCTACCCGTGAAAAATATACTGGTGTTCCAGCAAGCACAGATCCTGGTTTGACATCTACAAGAACGCCGTAGATAAATAGATAGAGCATAATAATATTCCGAGGAACATAGGTAATGGCAAGGAAATCCATTAAGAGTAACTACTATCTCTTTGATGCTTCTGCGAGGGAAGTTGTCATCCCTGGAGGAATTCAAAGAGAACAGTTGATTCTTATTACCAACGTTACTGATAACAAGGTAATCTATAACTTCTCGGACCCTGAATTAACTGCCACTACCTATACTATTCAGACTGATATTCGTAACGTCACGACGACTAGAGTTGTCTTGGCATATGATACGACAGCGATGTCGGATACTGATAAGTTACAAATCATCTATGATGATTTTGAAGAGACTATTAAACCAGCGGAAACCTACATGGACGCTGTTAATAAGTCGAAAGTTGCTGAACCGCAGTCTCAAATCGACACTGACTTTGAGTATGGTACACAGGATACCAAGTGGGAAGCGTTGGCGATGATCAACAACAACCCATTTGCTTATAAGTCTCAAGATCCTATTGTAATTACTGATGTTCAGGCAGTCCAAAACAGCAGAGAGATTACGGTTTCTGTTGACACTAACCAATCAACACGCCCCTCTGCAGGACAGGCAATCTATATTCAGGACACCACATTCCCTGGTGCTAATGGTGTCTTTATTGTAGATACAACACAAGGAGTATCTGATTTTACTTACACCGCAAAATATGATTGGACTTTATCATCTGGTGGTATTTGGCAGAGTGCTAGAACTGCTCTCTATTCAGGTATTCGTTATACTGGATCTGATATTGGTGGAAGTGTAACACCTGTTGCTGCTGGTGGTGGTATGACTGGTGCTGTTCAAGTTGATTGCACCCAGGCACACGGATTGGAAGTTGGTAATGAGATTGCACTTACTGGATCTAATGGTTCTAACGTTAATGGATCATGGGTAGTTGCTAGAGTAGAAAGTCCTACAAGATTCTATTACTTCCCAGATGCAGCACCTAGTGGATCTGTTAGTGGTGGTACTATCAAACTGTACCCAAGACCACAGGGTTCTTCAGTTCATAGATCATTTGATGGTGGTGTTAAGTTCTCTACTAATTCTCACTCCAAGAACCAGCAAGCAATCAGACAGACAAAGCGTTACTTCCGTTATCAGTCTGGTAAAGGTGTGGCATTCTCCACTGGTTCTATTCTAGAACCTGCAATTGAAAATATCGATAGCATTACAGCATCTGGTACTACTGTAACTGTTGTATCTGCTGACACACATAACGTTACTAGAGACACCCAAATTAATGTCAGTGGTGTTACTGATAATATTTACAACGGAACTTTCCAAGTTACAAATGTAATTGATCCATATACATTTACATATACAACTTCAACTACACCATCAGATTCTATTGCTTCTGGAGATTATGCTATAACTCCTATCAATTCTTATGGAACCAATCTAGAGATTGGTATGATGGACCAACAAAATGGTATCTTCTTCCGTTGGGGAAGTGGTACTCTAAGTGTTGTTCGTAGAACATCTACTTTCCAATTGTCTGGTAGAGTGTCGGTAGCAAATGGCAGCACCCTTGTTTCCTCATACCTTGCTGCTAACGGACAGAGCACTAAGTTTACCAAGCAGTTGAATCCTGGTGATTATATTGTCATCCGTGGTTCTTCTTATCGTGTTGATGGCATCATCTCTGATACACAGTTGGTTATCTTCCCAGACTACCGTGGTCCTAATGATTCGGGACAGTCTGCAGCACAGAACTTGATTGTAACCAAGACTGTAGAGACTGAGTGGTTGCAGGATGACTGGAACCTAGACCGTTGCGATGGTACTGGTAAGTCTGGTTATACTCTTGACCCAACCAAGATGCAGATGTTCTACATGGACTACTCTTGGTATGGTGCTGGTTTCATCCGCTGGGGATTCCGTGCTCTGGATGGAGATATTATCTATGTTCATAAGATTCCTAACAACAACCAGAATACTGAAGCATACATGAGATCAGGTAACTTACCTGCTCGCTATGAAGTCAATACTGTTCCTCCATCAACAGTAACCACAAAGACACTATCTAACTCAGATACATCTACTCTGTATGTGGCAGCTGCTCCCACACATTTCCCAGACTCTGGAACTCTACGTGTGAAGAGAACAACTGGTTCTACTACTGGCGTACAAGAATACATTAACTACACTGGTAAAAATGTATTCCAGCAGGATGTTGTTAATGTTCTTGCTGGTGATGTTATTGAAGTAGAATCTACAACTGGTCTTTCTCCTGGAGGTCAGCAGACAATTAGTTTCGATACACCGTTCTCTAATATTGTAGCGAACAAAACATATTATGTTGCTGCTGTTCCCTCGGCAACTACATTTAAGATCACTGATACTATTGGTGATTCTACTGGTATTGCACTGACACAGCAAGTTGGTTCTGCTCTGTCTCCACTATCTCGTGCTAGTGCTGGTTCGTTTACTGGTCTTACCAGAGAGCAAGCAGGTGCTGCTTCTATTGACTTGACGATGGCGTCTGGTTCATCTACTGGTACTGTATCTTCTGCAACTGGTTTGCAAAAAGGACAGAGATTATACGGTGCAGGAATTCCTGCTGAAACATATATTCATTCAATCTCTGGATCTAATATTGAACTAAGTAAAGCAGTTTATACTGCCAACCCAACAGGAATTGTTTTCTCACCTCTTGGTGCTGGTGCAGCACAAACATTTACATATGACGCAACACAACCAACTAGTGTAGAACTTTTAGAGGCAACATCTGTTCCACAGATCTCACACTGGGGTTCATCTGTTATCATGGATGGTCGCTACGATGATGACCGAGCATATGTTTACACGGTTGGCACGAAACTGAGAAGATCTATTGGTACTGGTGGTAACAAGACACGTTCTGTTCTTGCACTAAGACTTGCACCCTCAGTTGATAATGGTATCATCGGTGGATTTGGCAAAAGAGAACTTGTTAATAGAATGCAGTTAGTTCTACGTAGCATGGACGTACTATCTGAGGGACAGTTCTTTGTAGAACTAGTCTTGAATCCTATTCCAACATCTACTGTTAACTGGGATCCTGTTGGCGGCACGTCTCTTGCTGAGTTTTCAAATATGAACGGTCAATCTAACATCGATTTTATTGGTGGAGAAGTTATCTACGGATTCTATGCTGGTGGAGCAACAGATGCTGCTGTTCCTGAAAGTTATAGTCTATCTGATGTTAAAGAGATCTCTAACTGCATCTTAGGTGGTGGTACAGATAGTTATGAGAATACAACATCACCAAATCCAAGTGGAATTTATCCAGATGGTCCTGAGGTTGTAGGTATTCGAGTTACAAACATCGGTAGTTCTTCTGCAAAGATTGACGCACGTATCTCTTGGACAGAGGCACAGGCATAAATAGAGGAGCCTCGCTACTCTATAATGGCGGAAGATAAGTCCAAAGTTGTAGAGGAAAAGGCAGACGATGATGATAAAAGTGAAGTTCTTGGTAATCTGGTGAAAGTTGTTGTACTTATTTGGTCTGCCTCTCTCCTCACATTCTCTTACGTAAGACTTCCTAACGGTCAAAAGATTTTAGATTTTGATCCCACGTTCATCGCGTCCGTGTTCTCTGGATCTTTAGCTGCGTTCGGATTGAGCCCTGCCAAGTCTGGTGGTGCTCCTAAGAAGGCACCTGAGATCAAGAAGAAAGAAGAAACACCCGAACCTAAGGTCTGATCATGCAAAAATTAATTAACGTTATCGCACTCCTATCGGGACTGACCTCTCTGGCAGTCCTTGGTGGGGGTGCATATTTGTATACACAAAAGGATGCCCTTGTACAAGGTGCTGTCAGCAAAGTTACTGAAGCTGCTACAGAAGCAATCACTAAAGCTTTACCTGGAATGTTAGATTCTGCCATGCCAGAACTACCTAGTAGCACTGGACCTGCTATCCCTAAACTACCATGAGTATATTCAACCACGAGAAAGAAGATTATATTGCTCCAACACCACAACCAAAGAAACCTTCTGGATGGAAGATAATGATCAGCACTGCAGGTGCTTTGTTTGCTATCTCACATCTGGGTCTTCTAGGTTATCTGATTGACAGGAAGGCGGAACCACCGTCAGTTCCTACAATTAATCTTCCTCGTGGTCCTTACTCATCATATACAATTGAAGCAGGAAAGGATGGTTATCGTATCGAATATCGTGCTGATGACCCAAAAGTTTTAGAATCAGAGAAATCTCTTGATCTTGACAAAGAGAAGAGAGGATTCTTTGGTGGAGGATCAGAACAAAGAAGAGAATGGAGACGCGATCAGTTCACTCGCGAGGGCACCAGGAACTTAGGAGGTGCGACTACAGATGAGGGAAAGTCTGCAAAAGAAGTAGAGTGCATCGTGGCGGACGCTGGAGCACGCTCACAAGGTGCGATGGCAGGTAGTGCCCTTGCTGCTGGTGCCGCCGCTCCTGCGCTCTCTAGCATCCCTTACGTGGGGTGGTTAGCAGGTGGTTGGGCACTGCTCCTAGGACAGAAAGTAGGATCGGAAATTGGATCACAAGTTGGCGAAGTATTTAATGATTGCTAATGGAAATTCCTGATATTGAAATTGATATTAATGATATAAGAATCCCAGACATTCAGGTATATCAACCACCTAGGTGGACGACGGATGCTAATGCTATATTTGCTGCTCCGCCAATCACACAAGAGGTTGGTGTGCCAATCGTTAATATCCCTGGTTGTGTAGAAGCACACGAACAAAATACTAGTAAAGAAAAGAGTGGCATCCTTAGTGAAGATGATCCTAAGGGTGTGAAAACTTTTTGTGATGCTGGTGTTCCATCATTTAATCCTCTGGATTATAATAAGGATGAGTTAGAGTTTCAGTATGAACCACCAGTTCCACCAGTTAGATCACCCGAGCAACCAGAAGTACAAGCACCCAAAACACCAGATACAAAACAAGCAGCAACTGTAAACTGTCCTACAGAGGCACAAGAACTCAAGGAACCTATCGGCACGTTAGTAGAAG